CGCCAGAAAAGCCGATCGGACGATCAAGAAGGTCGCGCACATCACAGACCGAGCGCCGCGCTACAAGCCGCTTCTCGGCCTGCATGACCGCGCCGCGCAGGTCTTCGCGCGGCGATACCCGGAGCACTTCGCACGCATCCTCGACCGCCTCAGATCAAAATCCGGAAAATGACCATGAGCAAAAATCCGGAAAACTCCCGTGGGTCCTCCCGGCCACCCTACCCCATGCGAGGTGGTTATTCGGACCTCGTTCGCTTTCCACCTATGAACTGAAAAAATTCAGACTTATTTGCTCGGAAATGAAAAATGGCAATCCGACCGGCTCGCGGCCAACACGACAACGGCAAGCAACGCACGGTTGAGCTGCGCGCGGACGGCTCTGTCACGATCGCCGACGCTTCCGCGCTCCTCGGCGTGACGTCACAGACTGTCCGCGACTGGATCGAGCGTGGTTGCCCGCATACGCCTGGGAGCCGTGGCCGCAACAACCCGACAACCGTTTCCATGGCGGCTGTCATGCAATGGCGCATTGATGATCGGGGCGGCCGTGGCGCAGGGCCCGCGCCGGTCGGCGAGGACGGTCAGATCTATGATGAAGCTCTCGCGAAAGCTGCGGATTGGCATTACCGCGCGATCCGCCGGCAAGCCGATGCTCGCAAAGAGCTTGGCAGCCTCCTCGCGGTAGATGTGGTGGCCGATGTCGTAGAGGCAGAGTACCAAGCCGTTCGCGCACGTCTGAATTCCATCCCGGCACGCCTCGCCGTCCGCATCGCTGCGGAATCAGATCCGGCTGTTGCGCGGAAAATGATCGAGCACGCTATCGCTGACGCTCTTGAGCATCTGAGTGCGCCGGAAGCCGTGATCGAGCGCGCTGGCGGGGAACCTCTGGCATCCGTGCATGACGCAGTTGAAATCGATGGTGAGGCCGTTCATGGCGACGATGCTTGACCTCCTCGCGCCGCCGCAGCGCTTGGTTGATGCCATGGCCACGCGGCGTCGTCGCGCCTTCCAGCCGCCGCCACAGCTGTCGGCTGATCAATGGGCTGACACGTATCGCATTGTCCCGACCGAGAGTTCTGCGATTTCAGGACCTTGGAGAACCGCTCAGATCGAGATCGCCCGCGGCCCCATGCGTGCGGTCTCTGACCCAGCCGTAAGGCGCATCAGCATAATGGCGTCAGCCCAGATCATGAAGACAACCGTCCTTGAGACGGCTGTCGGGTATTTCATGCATCTGGATCCGTGCCCGATCCTCTTCTACTCGTCATCACAGAACACGATCGATGCGACGATCACGCAAAAGCTCGATCCAATGATCGTGAACACGAAAGAGCTGGCCGAGCTATGGGGTGGCGCCAAGGCTCTTGAAACGAAGCACGAGAAGTTCACGCGCTATAAGAAGGTGTTTTCCGGCGGCTTTCTTGAGCTTCTGACCATCAATTCAACATCAAATTTGCGCAACCGCGCCGCGAAAGTCGTTCTGATCGATGAAGTCGATGATTGCGCGGCCGTGGCAGACGGTGACCCCCTCGACCTGGCTGCCGCACGCGCGATCAGCTTCAAAGGGGAGGAAAAGATTGTCGCTGTCTCGACTCCGACCGTGCGCGGATCCTCAAAGATCGAGGAGGCATACGGCAAGTCAGACATGCGCAAGCCATACCTTTCCTGCCCGACATGCGGGCATGAGGAGTATCTGAAATGGGCCCAGGTCGACTTCAAGGATGATGAGGGCAAAATTGACCCCGCGCGCGCGCGATACGTAGGGGAGTGCGGGCATGTATGGACAGAGTCCGACCGCATCAAAGCCCTGACAACGGAAAACGCGATATCTTGGCGCCAGACAAAGCCGTTCAGGTGCTGCGACGAGCTGCAGCATCCGGAGCAAGAACAGCTCTGGACGAAAGATGGCTTGGCGATCTGTAAAAACTGCGGCGAAATGCCGGTGCCCGTGACCCATGCCGGCTTCTGGGGGTGGATTGCATACCATCCGCGGTGGAGCCTTGAAGACATTGCGCGCGACTTCCTCGATCGGAAAGGCAATCGCCAGAAGCTTCAGGAATTCGTTAACAATCGCTTGGCTGAAACGTGGGTTGAAGATGCCGAAGATGCCCTGGAAATCGACCCGACGAGCTTCGCGGCGCGCGTCGAGCCTGCCTGGGACCGCGTTCCAGCTGCTGTCCGCGTGATCACAGTCGGGGTTGACGTTCAACCGGCCGGCAAAAAGGGTGGCTTGCATGTCGAGGTGGTGGGTTGGGGCGACGGAGAGGAGTCATGGAGCCTCGAGCACCACCATATCGCGGGTGACCCAGACTCCGCAGAAGTGTGGGCAGAGCTCGATGAGATCAGGATGCGCCGGCGCGAGACCGAAGACGGCCGCCATTTGATGGCGCAGGCGGTCTGTGTTGATACCGGCGGGCACAATACAGATGCAGTTATGGCCTACTGCGGCGCAAGGAAGACGCAGAGGGTGTGGGCAATCAAGGGTGGGTCAGAGACGCCTGGGAAGCGCGCACCGATCTGGCCGACAACACCTCCCCAGACGATCAAGCATGGCGCGAAACTGCATATCGTTGGGACGCAGGCGGGGAAAGATTGGGTCGCGAGCTGCATAGGCAAGGCGCAGCCAGGCCCCGGCTTCATGCACGTGCCATCTGACCGCGCGTCAATCTGGTTTACTGAAATGACGAACGAAAAGAGGAAAACCTTGATGGTCAACGGGCGGCCGGCAACGACATGGCGTCCGCGCTACGACGGAGTGGACGTCGAAGCCCTGGATTGCCGCGTCTACGCCAAGGCCGCGTTGGAAGGTCTCAAGCGCCTCGGCGTCCGTCTCGGCGTCTCCTCGGCCGCCGCGACCGCCGCCCCTACCCAGCAAACCGCTCAGCCCGCCGCCACGCCCGACACCACGCGCCTGCAACCGGCCCCGCCACCCCCGGTCAAAAAGCGCCCCGCGCCGCGTCCGAGGTCCAGCTTCTGGGCGTGAAATGTCAAGCTGGCGCAGAGAAATGCAAAGCCGTTTCCGCCAACGCTTACAAGCACTTAACGCCGCGCCGCCTTGGATTTGGGTGGTGCGGCTACGCTTGGGCGAGGTGACCGCTTCGGGGAGTCGGGCGACGCTGAAGGCATCGAAACCCTTCAGCAGACGGAACGACAACATGACTGGAACGACACAAGACGCGGAGCTTGACTATTACAAGCGACAGCCGATCGGACGCCTTGCCGTCCAGCTTGGCGCAGCCGCCAAAAACCCAAAGCCGAAACCGACGCGCGGCGGCGACATCGATGCGGAAAACTTCGTACTGAATGGCTGGAAATTCCAATGTTTCCAAGCCAGTTCCGGCCATTATATGTGGAAATCACATGACGGGTCTTTGACTGTGCGCGGCCGCAATGCCGGGACGATCGTTGATATTGCGGTTGAACTGGATGGTTCAATCGGAAAAGCTCGCCAGCGCCTCCGCGCTTTGACCGGCTATAGCCCTTCCTCGACCACCTCGACCACTACTGTTCAGCAAGAAACAACGCCTGCAGCTGCTGCCGCAATTCCTCTTTCCTCTCGCCCTGTCTCGCCTCCCGCTCAAGCGAACATTCGTTCTGCCGCCGATCTCTTGGCAGAATACGAATCCGAAGGTGTCACATGGACCGACGATCAGCGCTTGCCGTCGTATCTGGTGTCCCGCCATCTGGACGCAATCCACCCTGTGTTTTCTCAGACGTTTCGCCATTCCTGCGGCCAGCGCAAGAATCTTGCGTTCCCGTATCACCGCTTCAACGACGACGGCACTCTTGAGTTTTCCGGTCGCGAAACGAAAAATTTCGGCGGGTTCGTCGGATACTCGGAAAGCGGACGCGCCGGGATCTTCATGGCGTATCGCGGCTTTCCGAAGACTTTCGTTGTGACCGAGAGCGCAGTTGAGGCGATGAGCTACGCCAGGCTCATGACCGATTATGACGATTATTCCGTGGGCTTCATCGCCATCCGTTCTGGCGGAGAGGCTTCCGCTGTCGAGCTACTGAAAAGGATCGCTGGGTGCGGTGAACTGCGCTTTGTGGTCCTTGCGACTAACCAGGACGCCGCCGGCTTTCTTTACGCGCATAAAGTCTCCCTTGGACTTTCAAAAGTGCCCGATCTGACAGTTCGTTTCGAGGCCCCTTTGCACGCGCAAAACGATTGGAACGATGCGCTTCGCGAAGATCGGAAACACCGCGCTTCATCTGCGGGAGGCGGGCCTCGCCCTGACGTCATCGAGGCGGAACGACCCGAAGAGAAATCGAAATCACCAGCCGAAATCGACCCGCGCGACGGCATCGAACTTGGCTGAAATCTCAGGCGCAGAAAGCGCCACAAATCCTCAAATCGGAAAACACAAAATGCCAAAAGATCACATCTCAGAGCTCGACATCAGCGAGTGCGTCCGCGCGCTTCGTCAGTGCCGCGGCGTCACGCTTCCGGTCATCACCGGCACCGACATCATCCTCCAGCGACCCGATTTCGCAAAGCTCTGCGACTTTTGCGACGAAGACATGATCGTCGGCGCATGCAAGACATACCGCGGCAAGACTGCCCTTCTGGCGGTGTGCGACCCTATCCTCTGCCGCGCGACCGTCTACCATGCCACTTTGAGCTGGCATCTTCACGCCGCTGGGCTTGATCCGACGCTCCACCCGCCGCGTCCGATCATCGCAAGGGATGTCCCGGAGTTGTCGATGGACGCGCTCGAGCACCTCCTCGACCTCGCTTTTGAGGTGCATCGAACTAAATCCTGTTTGTGAAATACTTTTTCCAAGCAACTGACAACGCAAGAAAAAATCGCACGCTGATCGATTTTTTTCTTGACCGCATGCCGATGACTGAGGCATGATTTACTGACCGGCACAGAAGCGCCGTATCTCGCAGAACGCGTTCCCCACAAATCAAAGGAACGCACGACATGGACAAAGTCCAACTCCCACACCCCGTCATCGCCATGGCAGCTACGGCTATGGAAACCGCAATCCACTTCGAACTCGTCGATCCGATCGAGATGCAGTCTTACTGCATCGACCCGATCGCCGATGGCATGTCAATGATCGGCAATCACGGCATCGATCTCCGCAAGTTCCCCGCAGCAGCTTTTGTGACTTGGGACGGCGCATCTTATCTCGCCATTTCATATCCGGATGAACAGATGGTGCACGTTGTCGACGTGACGACAAACCTCACCTGCAAGTCGATCGGAGATGAAGAGACGTCGAAGATCATGGTTCCCGTACATCGCGGGTCGCGGACATGCTACCGCCCCGACATGCGGGAAATGCGCAAGTTTCTGATCGATACGGTGTTTGATGTCATTGATATGCGGCAAAGGCGCACCGAGTTCATGATCGCTGACATGGATGCAGATGCGGCAGATGCTCTTGAAGACACAAACGCCTGACACGACAAAAGTGAAGAGCACCAAGGCCGCCCTCCCGGGCGGCCTTTTCCATTCCGCGACCCCGGCCCAAGTTTCACGGCGTTATAGTATAACGTCCGGCATGACCCAGCCAGTTTCCCAGTCCACCCTTGCCGCGCTCGAGTCCGCCCTCTTCAAGGGGGTGCGGACCGTCGTTTACGATGGAAATTCGGTCACTTACGCATCGACCGCGGAGATGATGCGGCTGCGGGACATGCTGCGCGCAGAGTTGGGCATGCCGCCTGCCGCATCGTCACGCAGGCCCAAGCCACGCCGTGCCGTGGTGAACCTCTGATGCGTGTCGCCGGTATTGATCCCGGGCTGCATGGCGCCCTTGCGTGCGTCGACCTCACCACCGGTGAGGTGATCGGCATGGAGGACATGCCGACCTGCCGTTTCGCAGATGACCGCCAGATCCCAGACGCGCGCGCAATCGTCGAAACGCTGCGCTCCTGGTCCCCAGATCTGATCGTTCTCGAGCATGTCGATGCCATGCCGCGCGATGGCGCCAAGGGTGGCTTTCGATTTGGCACGATCTTCGGAGCCACCATCGCGGCCTGCCAGACCTCTTCAGGTGAAGAGCGCCGCTTGACCCTCGTTCGCCCAAAGATCTGGAAGGACGCCCTGGGGCTGACAAGCGACAAGGCCCTGAGCCTGGAAATGGCCCGCCGTCTCTTTCCCTCCGTCTCAGACATGCTGTCGCGCGTCAAAGACGATGGGCGCGCCGAAGCCCTTTTGCTTACCGAATATCACCGCCGGATCGTAACCCCGCGCGGAACAGTGGAGGTCTACTGATGGGCCTGTTTGACTTTCTCCGCCGTTCGCAACCCGAGAAAAAGGCTACCCGCCTGCAGACCCGGCGCTACCGAGCACCGCTTGACAAGACATCCCCCGGCGGCTGGCTGCCGGCCGGCGGATCGGTCGAGCGCTCACCCGCTGCACTGCCGCTTATCCGGTCCCGGGCCCGCGACCTCGCGCACAACAACCCATACGCGAGCCGCGCAGTCAGCGTATTGACGAGCCACACCGTCGGTTCAGGCATCCGCTTTTCGATCCGGGGCGACGAAGCTTACGAGGAAGCCTTCCGTGCCTGGGCCAGCTCGACAGAGTGCGACTATGAAGGCCGACTGAATCTCTATGGTATTCAATCGGTTGCGTGCAGGACCATGTTCGAGGCTGGAGATGCATTTGTGATCATCCGGCAGTCTAGGACGGCTGCAGGACTTCGCCCGACGCTCCAGCTCATTGATCCGGACCAGCTGGACGAGTCCGCATCCCCGCGCGGCGGATCAGATCATAAAGTGATCGCTGGTGTTGAGGTGGATCGCGGTGGACGGATCGTGGGCTACCACGTGCGGGCAGATCTTGAGCTTGGAAATTCCAAGGCGGAATACATCCGCGCATCAGACGTCATCCACCTTTTTGAACAGATGCACCCGGGCCAAGTCCGTGGGATTCCTCGCGGCGCCCAGGCCCTCGTGAAAGCGAACACGGTCGACAGCTTCCTGGCCGCTGCACTCGCGAAAGCGCGGACAGAGGCTTGCTTTGTTGCTTTCGTGACCGGCCCTAGCCTTGACGACGGCGCGGGGATCATCGGAGAAATTGACGAGTCCAGCGACGAATACACGCTCCCCGAGATGCTCGAACCCGGCACTATCGTGCCTCTACCCGACGGGCATGATGTAAAAATAGCGGTTCCATCCGGCTCAGGTGGCCTGCGCGACTACGTTGAAATTGGACTGCAGGCGGTAGCGGTCAGCTACGGCGTGACATATGCGCAGCTGAGCGGCGATGTGTCGAAAGCCAATTTTTCCAGCGAAAAAGCATCCCGCCTCGAATTTTACAGGGGGGTTGATACGGTGCGCGCGCATTTTGTCATGCCTGCCCTCTCGCGCGTCGAGGCGGCTTTCAGGGTTGCATATGAGGCATCCGAAGGCCGTGACGTCGAAGCACGTGTCTCGATGACGGCGCCGGGCCGGGAATCCATCGAGCCGGCAAAGGACGCCCTCGCGGAAATGACCGCCCTGGCATCCGGCGGCCTGACTTTTGGTCAGTATTGCCTCGCACGCGGACTCGATCCCGAGGACCAGATTCAAGCTCTTGTCGCCGAGCGTCAAAAAATGGCTGCGCTCGGTCTCAGCTTGAAATTCGGGTCCGTGGATATCGGCGCCCTTGCCGCCGCCGCAGCAGCTGAAGACCAGCACGACCCCACAGAAGACCCGCCCGCAGTTTGACCCCGGCCGGCATTTCGCCGCGTTATAGTATAACGTATTTGCACACACGAGAGACAGCTCATGACCATCCGCGCCCCCTCGAATCCGACAACGACACGCGCCCTTTCGGTGCGGTCGGCGTCTTTTGACGAAGCGGAAAACACCGTCGAAGTGGTTTACGCCACTGCCACTCGGGCGCAGCGCGATGGGTATCTCGAAGAGCTGGTGATCAGCGAAGAGGCGATCGACGCGACTCGGCTCGACGCCGGAGCCGTCCCGCTTCTCGTCGACCACATGCCGTGGGGCACGGCTTTCGGCACTGTCGTTGGTCACCGTATCGAAGGCGGCCAAGCGATTGCGACGGTAAAGCTGTCCGTTGCTGAAGAGCATCGCGGGATCGTCGAAAACATCAAAGCTGGCGTGATCCGCACGGTTTCTGTTGGTTACCAGATTCTTGGTTGGGATGAAGTTCCGACCGAGGACGGCGCTCCGGTTATGCGCGTCACGCGGTGGATGCCTGCTGAGATTTCCCTGGTCACGATCCCTGCCGATCACCTCGCGCAGATCCGTTCCACCTCCTCCGCCGACCTGGTGCGGCGGACCATCACTGCTGCACCCAAGAAAGAGGCAAGCATGACTGTAAAAACGAAGGCAAAGACGGGGCAGCGCTCTGCCGCCGCCGCCGCGGCTGAAGTTCTTGACGAGGTGGCGGAAGCCGCAGGCGTCGAAGCAACGCAAGAGCTGGAAGCAGCTGTTGAAGAGGCAATCCAGGGCGCGGTTGACACCGTGGCCGAGGAAGCAGCTGCGGAGTCCGAAGAAACCGCAGCAGACGAAACCGCGGCGGAAGATGACGGCGAAACCGTCGATGAAGCCCCGGCCGAAGCTTCGCGTGCCGCGGCCATCCTGGAACTCTGCACCCGCCATGGTCTCAGCCTGGCATTCGCTACCCGCCACGTAAAGGCGGGCACTTCCATTCACCAGGTCCGCGCCGCTGTGCTGGACTCTATTGCTGCGAGGTCTGCACCCCCGATGACTACCGCCCGTATTACCCGCGATGAGCGCGAGACGCTCGTTTCCCGCGCCTCTGACGCGATCTATTCGCGCATGTCTGGGGAGGCTCCCACCGCACAGGCTCGCGACATGCGCTACCTCTCCGTCGTCGAGATGGCCCGCGCTTTCGTCGGCGCAGACGCTGCAGGCATGAGCCGCTCGCAAGTCGTGCAGGCTGCTCTGCAGACCCGCTCGGGCATGCACACCACCTCGGATTTCGCTGCCGCACTCGGCAATGCCGCATCCCGCACCCTTCGGCGTGCCTACGAAGCTGCGACCCCGACTTACGGTCCGTTCGTCCGCGAAGTGACGCTGCCTGACTTCCGCGCAACCGACCGCGTTCAGATCGGCGACGCGCCCATCCTCGAGCGTCGGGCTGAAGGCTCGGAAACCAAGCGCGGCACGCTGTCTGACTCGAAAGAGAGCATCCAGCTCGCCACCTTCGCGAAGGCGCTTTCGATGAGCCGGCAGATGATGGTGAACGACGATCTGGACGCGTTCTCGCGCATCCTGACCTCGTTCGGCATGCGTGCCGCCGAACTGCAGTCCGATCTTGTCTACGGCAAGTTGACCGGCAATCCCAAAATGTCGGACGGCAAGTCGCTGTTCCACGCGTCTCACAACAACATCTTGAACGTCGCACTTGACGTGAACGGGCTGAGCGAAGCTCGCAAGGCGATGCGCAAGCAGACTGGACTGGACGGCGCCAAGCTGAACATCTCTCCCGTCACGCTGATCGTCGGGCCGGAACTCGAAACCGAGGCACAAAAGATCATCGCCCCGATCTCGGCCGCCCTGGCCGGCGATGTGAACCCGTTTGCGGGCTCGAGCCTCCAGCTGGTCGTGGACAGCCGCATCGAGGACGCCGCATGGTTCCTCGCTGCAAACCCGGCGCTGATCGATACGATCGAGCTTGCGTTCTTGGACGGCGCTCGCGGCGTGCAGACCTCGACGATCGACGCCCCGATGCTCGACGGCGTGGACGTGCTGGCTCAGATCGACTGCGAGGCGGGCGTGATCGATTTCCGCGGCTTGCTGAAGTCCGCCGGCGGCCAGTGATCATACCGGGACCGGTGAAAGCCGGTCCCATTCACCTCAAACTTTGAAGGGCCTCTTCACATGAAGAACTTCGTTTCGACCGGTGACGTGGTCACCATCTCTGCACCGATCGCCGTCACCAGCGGGCAGTTTCTTTCGGTCAGCCTCCTGCGCGGATTCTGCCAGACCGATGCCGAGCTTTACGCTCCGGTTGCGCTCGTGACGCGCGGTGTGTTCTCGGCCACCGTTTCCGCTCCAGAAGGCGAAGTGGTTGTCGGTCAGGCTGTCTATGCGATTGATGGCACCACTCTTTCGACTGTCGCTCCGGAAGGCACCGACGCCAGGGAATATGTCGGCGTCGCCGTTTCCGCGGCGCTGGCGCAAGACGGTGTCGCGACTGTCGACGTCAAGCTCGGATGACCGAACACCGGCGGCGCGCTCCTCGCCGCCGGACCTGCGCCAGCAGCGCTGATCCTTTCGCTGCTGGCGCCACCTTCCCCCGAAAAAATTTGAGGCTTTGACTCCATGGCGCGCATCCGCACCCCCGAAAATCAGGACCTCCACGCGCTCCAAGTTGGCCGCCTGGACGCATCGCGCGGCCTGCGCATTGCCGCTGTGACCGGAGAAAGTTCCGCATCTGAGCCGCTTTCCGAGGGCGTCTATCTCCTTTCCTCGACCGTCCCTGTGTTCATTTCTGCCGGCCCTGTCGCTGTTGCGGGTGACATTGCTGGCTCGCTGCTGCTCGGGCCCGGAGCCGTTTTCCCGCTTTACATGGAAGATGGTGACCAGCTTGCGGTGCGGGCGGTTGACCAAGATGGCGCACTTCTCGCTGTCCCCTTCTTTGCTGCGTGAGGTCTGACTATGCTGAGCATGACATCGGCAGGGGCTATCGGCCTTCGCGGCCCGCAGGGTGAACCCGGGCAGCCTGGCGCGGACGGTATTCCAGGGCCGCAGGGTCTGCCAGGACCGGCTGGCGCAGACGGCGCGCAAGGTCAGATCGGCCCCCAAGGGCCAGAAGGTCCGCAGGGTCCGCAGGGACCAGCAGGCGCAGACGGCGCGCAGGGCCCGGTCGGCCCACAGGGGGCGGAAGGTCCGCAGGGTCCGCAGGGTCCGCAGGGTCCGCAGGGTCCGCAGGGTCCGCAGGGAATACAAGGGCTTCAAGGCATTCAGGGTCCAGCTGGACCGGCCGGGGCACCAGCAGTCGGGGCCGTTTCAATCGGCCTGCTCATCGCTCTCTCGTAAATTGAAAGGCCGAAACCATGGCTGAAGTCTTCAGAAACGCCCGCCTCTCCCCGCTCCCGAGCATCGGAACGACTGGTTTTTCAGCGGTTTACACGGTCCCAGCCGGAAAAACTGCCATCGTCATTGCGGCGCAGGTCGTCAACACAGAGGCCTCGCAAGTAGGTTTTTCGCTGCGCTGGACTGACGCTTCCGCCGCAGCAGCGGTGACGTATCTCGCTGACGAAGTCCAAGTTCCTGCCGCAGCAGCGCTTAATCCTCTCGCCGGCAAGTTGGTCTTGGAAGCTGGAGACGCGCTGCAAGTCGGACAAGAGGGAACCCCGACTGGCGCCCTGGCGATCACAATTTCCGTGTTGGAGATCGACAATGTCTGATCAGCGCAACGGGGGATATTTGGGGGCGCGTAACCTCCCGCAAGCGACAAAAGCGGGCGGGATCTGGCAAGCCGATGAGATTTATAACGCGAACCGCGACTCCGTGTGGCCTCGCTGGCCGGGGAATATCGGGATTCCCTTTGATGAGCGGCTCAGGGTCTGGGTCGAGCACGACTACGGGCTTTATCAGGACGTAGACGCGACTGTGCCTGTGACGGCCAACCTGCAAAACGTCCGAAGCTGGGTGAATCGTGGGAACTCTGGGAGGCTAGTGTGCAATCTTCCCGTTCCTCCAGTCCGCGCATATGCCGTTCAAGCTGACGGAGTCGCGTTCTACGCGTCGCAGATGCGACATTTTGATCCGCAGATCGTTGATCGGCGCGCATATAACTATGTTTTTTCGGTAGATTTCGTCGCAAACACCAACGCACGAGCCAAGATTTCGAACAGCCTTTGCGCAAATGAAATCGCGACTTCTATGCGTTCAGCTCCTGCAATTTCGTCCGGAACGACGGCCGGCGCGGCCGGAAAGAACGACACTTCTTGGCTTGTCTTGCCGGCGCCGAGTCCGTCTGCGCTGAACATCTTCGCGCAATTGTCGAGCGTAAATTTGGCAGCTGGTCAAAGTCTTGTCGGTTCGTCTGGCGCAAGCATTGTCACAGCAGAGCCGCTCGCGGTGAATCCTGGAGCAGCAGAAATCACGGTCGGCGGCGTGAAGAATGTCGTCGCTCCGTCGTCTCTCATGACGTTGTTCGCGATGATCTGGTATTCGAGCGACACGCCAATGACGAAAGCCGAGCTCAATCAAGTCTACGCGTACCTCGGCGCGAAGTATAACCGACCGTTCCCGGTGCTTGCATGAGCAACTTTGCGGGGATTTTTGGCGATCTTTCCGGCGTGATTTCAGACGTTTTTGACGGAAGATCCTTTGATCTGGTGACAGCGGACGGGGTGGCGATCAGCTGCCCCGGCGTCTTCAAGAAGAGTCACAGAGAGCTGTCTGTTGGGGAATACGGCGCGAAGTCCTGGGTGGCTGTTCCTCGTCTGGACCTCGCCAGACCTGCCCTTGCCGATCTGGAAATTTCAGATCCTGCGGTGCAACTGCACGGCGCCTCGGTGACGATCGATGGCACGCATTTTCTTGTTGTAGAGGTGCGGGATGGGGAAGTTTTTGCCCGCTGTCTCTTGTCTCTTGACCTCGACCACGCCTGACTTTCACTGAACTTTGAAAGCTTGGAACTGGCATCGACACTTGCTCCTGCCGATTCCTTCTTCCTCTTGCCCTGCCTAGACCTGATCGCGCGCGACCCCGGCCCGAGTTTCCGTGCGTTATAGTATAACGTCTTTGCACAGCAAGGACGTCTCATGCACCCGCGCCAGATCCTCCGCGACGAACTGAAGGCCGCCCTGGAAGCATCGCTTACTGGCGTTCCTGTTCTTGTCTCGCGCGCCCGTGCGCTCAAGCCTGGCGAAGATTCAGCGGTGCTGGTCTATGTCATGCGCGAAACCATCGCGCGCCCACCGGCCACAAAGGGCCGCGCGGGTGGTCCGATCCAGCGCCAGATGACGGTGGAAGTTGTGGCCATGCGCGACGGCCGCGACGGTGAAGTTGTCGACCAGCTCGACGATCTCTGCCGAACAATTGAGCTGACACTTTCCGCACGCGCTGACCTGACTTTTCAAAGCACCACCACGGAAGTGGACGGCTCCGCGCAGTCCGTCAGGGCGGTCACGGCCATGACGTATCTCGCCGAAAAATTTGACAATCTTTCAACAACTGGAGGCTCGCAATGAGCGTTCTCGATCCCCTCAGCAACGACTTCTATGTGATCCCGGTTGCTGAACTCTACTTCAAACCTGCGGGTTCTGTGGAGCACATCAACCTTGGTTC